ATGTCATCTACATATCCTTTGACCATTGTTATTACTTCCTTCATGTTTATCTCCTTGTTAGTTAACAAAAAAGGGTTTTTCACCCTATTATAAATATAATATATATTTATTAAAAGTTAAAAACTATCATATTTATATATAACCACAAAAATCAAATAAATTTATCAAACGGAGTATATTATGGCTAATGATTATGAAATATTTGAGGGTAAGTCATTATCTGATTTATTTAAAGATATATACGAAAATACTAAAACAAATAAAACACAATTAGAGGTTCTTATGAAAGAGGTTGTTGGTTTTATAAAAGATGGTGATACTGCAGTACAAATCATTCCTATGTTGAAAGAATATTTAGAAATCAATGTAAAGAATGACGACCAATTAGTAAAGGTAGCTGCAATCGTACAGAGAATTATAGCTGCTGAAAGTAAAGGTGGTTCAGAAGATGAATTTGGTTTATCCGATAAAGAAAAAGAACAACTTATAGGTGCGATAGAAGAAGCGGCCACAGATTTACAAACTCATTCAGATGAAATAACAGAAGATATGAAAAGGATTGAGAATTAATGGCATATCATAATAGTAACTTTATTCGTAATAGAGAAGTTGAAAAAACTGGCGTAGCTAATTATGAAGATGTATATGATATTATAAATGATAATATAGATCAACTTCCTAAGTTTTATGAAATAGAACCAGCTGTTGTAAAAGAGGTATTTGTAGATCCTAAATATTTACCTACAGTAAAAACTAATACTGGAGAACAATTACCTGATTATTCTTTGTATGGTACTATCAAGGCTCGATTTTTAGAAAGTCAAGAACAGGGTGATGAAATTGAAAGTTATATTAAACCATTATCTTCTCATGCGGTAGTTTATCCTATCGTGGGCGAAGTCGTTAATATTGCTAAATATGGCAATGATTATTATTATTACACACCATTAAACTTACACAATAATGTAAATATGAATAGAAGTGTAGTAGGTAAAAGAGATGGTATAGTTAAACCTGGTATAACACAGTATAATAGAAATTTTGCTTCAAAAAAAGGTGATATAAATATAAATGGTAGATTTGGTCAAGGAATAAAATTTAGCAGTAATGAGGATTATAGATACCCGACTATAAAAATTACTAATTTACAACATAATGATATAAGAAAACATGCTGATGACTATTTTCCTCATGTACAAAATATTAATTTAGATGGTTCAACAATTATGTTATCATCTGGAAAAATTGATAAAGAAAATGATGTATTGATACCAGCAGCTCCATCTTCTTGGTGGCCTGAAAAATGGAAAACTGTTATTGACAAAAATGTAATTGTTTTAAATTCTGATAGTTTGATTTTTAATGCAAAAGGAAAAGACTGTGATATACATATAATTGCTAATAGAAATGTGGCAATTGCTTCAAACCTTTCTGTTACATTAGAGGCAGGAAAAAATGGTGTTATAAATTTAGGAGATGCCGATGCTACTAATCCTGTTTTAAAGGGGTTTGAAACACGAGATTTATTACAAAGACTTTTTATGATGTTACATCATTTTTCAACTTCAGCATCAAAAGTAAAAGGATTTGCAGATTTAAATGAAGCAGCTCTGAAGCTGGCAACCGAATTAACAAAATTCGATAGTCCCGAGAATTTTGAAGATAAGATATTTAGTAGCAGAGTTAAGATAATTGATGACAAATAGGAGATTTTAAAAATGGGAATAGCAGCTGATAGGCTAAGAAAAGAGATAAGAGAACAAGTTAATAAAAATATTGAAAAATTAGATCATGATGTAGATTGTATTTGTGAAGATTTAAGAAAAGGAAAAAGTTCTAGCGTAAATATAAAGAAAACTTTAAAGTTTATAGCAGACGCGAAAATATATATTAAAACTGCTGAGGAAACTATCGAAACATTAAATAAAATATATAAAGCTTTAAAAGCTTCTAGAAAATTAACGGAAGCAAGTAGGAAAGCTAGTGTATTGACTGCTGCTGGAGTTGCAGGAGCTGCTTCAGCTGCTATTGGTATTGCTTTAGAATATGTAATTGCAAGAATAAAAGTTGAGACAGATGATTTAAAATCTGTAACTAATGTTGCACCAACTGTAGTAAGTAATTATTCAGATTTTTTATCCAGGTCAGTATCTAGAATAGCACAAGCTCAGCTTGAAAAAGAATTAAAAGATAGTGTTCGTGAAGATAGAACAAATATGTTAAGTTAATATATTTATATACAAATAGGAGTTAAATATGGCTAAATCACAAAAGCTGGTTACTTTAATCAGAGAAATAGTAAAACAAGAAGTACAAAAAGAGGTAAAGAAGATATTTATAAGTGAAGGGGCAAAGGCTATGTCTAAGGATACTAATGGTGTTCCTGAAATATTGTCTAAACCGATTCCTAAAAAAGCTAAGCCAAAAGAAGTAAGTTATACTAAAAACCCAACATTAAATAAGATACTCAATGAAACTGCACAGTCTCAAGAGTTTGATGAGTATCCAACAATGGGTGGAAAAACGTTTGATTCTTCTAAAATGGTTGAGGCTATGGGTTATGGAAATATGATGGGTGGCAATGATGAAACTAAAAGGGAAATTGCTGCGGTACAGACTGCTCAAGCCGCTGGTGTAAATCCAAAAGATGTTCCTGAAGAAGTTATGGGAGCTTTAACAAAAGATTACAGAGGTGTAATGAATGCTTTAAAAAAGAAAGATGGTAAAGAATGAGTATAATAGCAAAAGATAAAAACGAAGATGTTTATATTGGTGTCGGGTTACCATTAACTCACAACAGAAGTGGATTTTTCTATAGAACTAAAACATCTTTGGAACAGTCTAAATCTAATATCAAAAATCTCTTACTAACAAGAAAGGGAGAAAGGTTAGGTAATCCAGAATTTGGTTCTGATTTGTTTAAAGTTTTATTTGAACAAGAAGGAGATGATATAGAAAGTAGGGTGGAAGAAGTTATACGTTCAGCTATGAGTCAATGGTTACCTTTTATAATAATAGATGAAATAGAAACAAAATTTTCAGAAAGAAATAGAAATGCTATTAATGTATCTATGAGATTTTCTATAAATATAGATACTACAAATAAGAGTAAATTGTCTATTGATTTGGTAAATTATTAGGAGATAAGAAATGCCTTACACAGCACCAAAAAAATCAGTAAAGGAAATTAGATATTTAAATAAAGATTTTACATCTTTTAAAGATAATCTAATAGAATTTACAAAAATATATTTTCCAAACGAATATAATGATTTTAATGAATCAAGTCCAGGTATGATGTTTATTGAAATGGCTTCGTATGTTGGAGATGTACTTTCTTATTATATTGATAATCAGTTTAAAGAAAGTTTATTGGCATTCGCAGAAGAAAAGAAGACTGTGTATAATATGGCGCAAGCATTAGGGTATAAACCAAAGCTAGCAACAGCAGCTTCTACTGGCTTAGATATATTTCAAACTGTACCAGCAACTTCTACTGGAACAGGAGATGATTATGATACAAAGCCTGATTTGAGTTATGGTATGTCAATCAAAGCTGGTATGGAAATTGTATCTGATAGTAATATTACATTTATAACTCAAGAAGATTGTAACTTCAAATTTTCAAGTTCTTACGACCAAATGCAAATTAGTATATATGAAAGTTCAGGAGATACTCCAGTAACTTATTTATTGAAAAAATCTATAAAAGCTTCTAGCGGCAATACAACTACAGAATATATCACTTTTAATGATGCTGAAAAATATAAAAGAATTGCTTTGGCTAATACAAATATAACAGAAATAATTTCAGTAACGGATAGTGATGATAATAGTTGGTATGAAGTTCCATTTTTAGCACAAGATACTATGTTTACAGATATGGAGAATACATTAAAAAATGATAATGAGCTATATACTTATGCTGACCAAGCTCCTTATTTATTGAAACTTTTAAAAACTACAAGAAGATTTACAACATTTATTAGAGAAGATGGCAAAACTGAAATGAGGTTTGGAGCTGGAACATCAGATAGTCCTGATGAAGAGATAATTCCAAATCCAGATGAAGTTGGTTCTTCTTTACCAGGTTCACCAACCTATTTAGGAACAGCTTTTGATCCTTCTAATTTTTTATCTACTAAAACATATGGGCAAGCACCATCTAATACAGTATTAACAATAAAATATAGATATGGTGGTGGAGTGAATCATAATATTCGTTCTAATAGTTTAAGAAATGTACAATTTTCAAATGTTACATTAGATGAAACAGCATTATCATCTGCTTTAGTTACTCAAACAAAAAATTCTATAGCTGTAAATAATCCAAATCCAGCTGCTGGTGGAAGAAGTTTAGAGAGTATTATTGAGGTTAAGAATAATGCTTTAGCTTATTTTCAAGCTCAATCAAGAGCAGTCACTAAAGAAGATTATATAACAAGAGTATATGCGCTACCACCTAAATATGGTAATATCGCAAAAGCTTATATCGTACAAGATACCCAATTGGATAGTCAATCGGGTGCTAATTCTGATGATAGAATCATAAATCCTTTAGCTCTTAATTTATATATTTTAGGATTTGATGCTAATAAAAGGTTAGCTAGTGTTAATCAGGCCGTAAAGGAAAATATACAAACTTATTTAACTCAATTCAGAATGGTGACGGATGCTGTTAATATTAAAGATGCTTATGTCATAAACGTAGGAGTTAAATTTAATTTGCTTACTAAAACAGCGTATAATAAAGAAGAAGTAGTTCTTAGAGCTATACAAAAAGTTAAAGACTTTTTTAATATAGATAAATGGCAAATAGGACAACCAATTGTATTGGCTGATTTGGCTTATCAATTATCATTAGTCGATGGTGTATCTGCTGTAGTTCCACCTGAAGAAAATAATGTGGGTAATAATCCTGTCGTGATAACTAATAAATATGAAGAATCGGGTGGTTATTCGGGAAATGTTTATGACATAATAGGTGCTACAAAAGAAGGTGTAGTATATCCTTCGTTAGACCCAAGTTGTTTTGAGCTAAAATTTCCAAATACCGATATTGAAGGTCGTGTTGTCGGTGATTCATCGGGAGGTAACTAATGAATTATTTTATTTTTCCTGATATAGATACAACTTTATATCAAGCCACGGGTAGTGGTAATAGTGGTTTAGATGAGATACTAGAAATAACAAAAACTATGAGTACTTCTGGCGGTAACATAAAAGTTTCTCGTATTTTAATGAAATTTGATTTAAGTGAAGTTTCAAAGTCTATAGTAGATGGTACTATCACAAGTCCAAAATTTTATTTAAATATGTATGATGCTAATTCTCAAAATTTAAGTACAAGTCAATCTTTATATGCTTATCCTGTAAGTCAAAGTTGGTTAGAAGGACAGGGATTTTATGGGGATGATCCAATAACTACAGAAGGTGCTAGTTGGGAATTTAGGGATGGAAATGATCAAGGTAGTAGATGGTCTGCTATATCTGCTTCTGGTGGTACTTGGTATACTGCTTCATATGGATCACAATCATTTGCATATGAAACGGGTGATATGAGAATGAATGTCACTCCAATAGTGAACAAGTGGTTAGATAACACTTATCCTAATGATGGTTTTATAATTAAAAGAAGTGGTAGTATTGGAAACACCGATACAAATGTTGATGAAGGTAGTACAGATAGATTAGGAACTTTTAAATTCTTTTCAAGACAAACTCATACAATATATCCACCAAAATTAGAAGTCGAATGGTTTGATACAAAATGGAGTACAGGTTCATTAAGTGCTTTATCATCAACAGAGTTAGAGGATATGGCAGTTTATATGAAAAGTTTAAGACCAGAATATAAAGAAAAGTCGAAAGTTAAATTTAGATTGGTAGGTAGAGCTAAATATCCTACTAAATCTTATTCCAATACAGCTTCTGAATATTTAACAGCTAAGTATTTACCAAGTGGAAGCGTAGAAAAAATAGGTGGTACTGGTGCTTATTATTCAGTAAGAGATGCTCAAACTGATGATGTAATAATACCTTATGGTACTGGTTCATTAGTGAGCTGTGATTCTACTGGAAATTATTTTAATCTTTGGATGAATGGTTTACAATCGGAGAGATATTATAAATTTGAGTTCAAAGTGGTAAGTGGAAGTAATACAGTAGATGAAATTATACAGCACTTTGATAATGATTTCATATTTAAAGTTGTGAGATAAAAAATGCCTTATACACCAGAGGAATTAAGAGAACTACCATTTTATCAAAACTTGATTGACCGAGATGAACATTATTACTTACTAAGAAAACAAGCATTATTAGAAAAATTTTCTATTTCAGATGCATCTGGTGGTAATAGTTTATTAATGAGACATAAAACTGAAGGGTCTATTTTACTTTTCGAAAACCCTAGGACAGATGCACTACCTGAAGATCCTGAAACAATGATTATTCATAATACAAGAGTTAAAAAGTTAAAAATTGAAGAGAGTTATGGTGTACTTAACGAAGTATTGGATAGAGAATTTAAGGAAATAACCTAATGTCAAGTCAGTTAAAAGAAAAAGATTTACAATTACTTGATGCTAATTCTCAGATAAGTGTAGGACAAAAACCTTATGAAAATGGTAAGTGGGGCGCACAAGGTTTAAAAGACTTTGTTCATTTTCAGCTATTTGATGATAACAAAAATCTTCTACAATTTAAAAATCTACCTCTAACAGAATTTATGGTTAACTCAGGTAATATTGAATTTTATCCTGGTAAACATATAAGAGATTTGGGATACCAAAGTGGAACTTTTAATGTAAAATATAACTTTCTTAGAAAATTAGCTGGAGAAGAATCTGCTGTTTTAGTTCATACACTTAATACATCTACCACTAAAAGAGGTGATGTTTATACTAATATGGAAGCTGTTTATGTGACTGATGATGCTTTAGTATTTGCAGCAACAGAAGTAGATTATAAAAGTGCGCCAAGCTCTACAGAACAATTAGGTGTAGAAGATTTAAAATATCAAATTGATTTAATATCTCCAAGTAGAACTGAAGTAAGGTTAAGAGCTAAAAATATAAATGGTTCTTATAAAGATGATTTTCTTGATATTCAAACTGCTATAAAGAAGTGGGATCTCGACCAAACTATTGAGTTTGTAGGTGATTTATATGATTCTATAGAATTAAAAATCCAACCACAAGGTTTTATATTTACAGAAAAAATGATTGGTGCGACTGTAACAATTAATGATGTATATAAAGTAGATGAAGTAACAGATTATCCTAAAACTGGTATTAACTTTTTCAAAAATGGTAATTTTGACGACTTATGGATAAATAATTTAGGTGAGATAATAATGCAGGGCGATAAGTGGGCTTGGGATGAGTCATTGCATGATGATGCAGTTCGTGCTACTGATTGGCAGCCCGGATTTCAACGTTATGACGATCCTAAATATTCAACGGCGCCATTTTATGGTACACAAACCATTGGATATCATGCGAAAGTAGTTATGGGAGAAGGTAATGGTGGTGGAAATTGTATTAAATTTATAGACCAAAACGAAGGTTTCATAGATTTACCAGTATGGCCAAATGAACAACGTTATAGAGGATTACAGATAAGCCAACATATGCAAGAGTTATCACGCAATGGTATAAGTCGTGGGGATATAATAAACATAAGTTTAGATGTAAAGAGTACAGTTGCTAATAAGGGTGTAAAGATAGAAGTTAGATATCCTGATAGATATGAAGGAGAAGTTGAACCAGAAGGCAGCCCGGCAGGTTATTATAATCCAGTACTAAATCCGCCTACAGAAGCTATTCCTGAAAATCCACCAGCAGAATATCAACCACCTGGTTCAGCTGAAGAAGCAGAGCCACCATACAGCGTTACAGATATAATGAACGTATATCCTGATGCTGCCCTTGCAACTGTTTTAAACTTACAAGTAGGAGATACTACAACGTCATTAGGTGGAGATGGTGATTGGAAAATAATGGAAATAGAATACGGATCTGGCGGTCCGGAAGCAACTTTTGATGCAGGGCGCATCAATAAGGTTTTTACTTGGGTAGAAAATATAAATCTTGCTATTGACACATTGAGTCCTGATGGACAATGGAGATGGAATGGGGATGCTTGGGTAACTACTCCAGAATATTCAAATGCACCTGTTCCAGGTGATTATACAGTAAACAATATTAATACAGTTAACCATCATCCTTTTCAAACTCCAGGTCAGGGAACTGCTTATTTTCCTAGAACTTCTAGACCAGGAGAAAATGCTGGATGGCAAACTGGTACTACATATGGATCATCTACAGATGAGAAAAACCAAAAGGCTTTATTATTTAAAGACGATTTGGTTTGGAGAACCAGATATGATGGAGATGAAGATGATTTACGATCTTATAATATAGAAGAATGGTCGAATAGTACTGTATTCAGAACAACAACTGTATTAGGGGAAGATTCGCGAGCTAGAACTCTATATGAAGATATTTTTGAAAATGGCTTTATCCAATCGGTTACAAGAGCTAGAGAAGTTAATACGAATCCTGAACAAAATGTAGTTAGAGGTGGTCATTATATAATATTTTATAATGATGGTAGAGGAAATTATGATACTTCTAATAAATATTTTCAAATTAAAACAGGAAGTCCTCTACTTTGGATTGGAGACAGCAACACATCAAACGTATTTCAACTAACAGATATAAGTGATGTTTTAAATGCTGTAGTTAATAATAACAGTTGTAAATTAGAAGTTTCATTTCATAGAGGATTAGGAATACCATCAGCCGAGAATAGAGAAGCTAATTGGTATTACTACTTCGTAGTAGGTTCAGAAACTCATATTATGAGGGATATTAATGGAAATATATCGAGTGGTGCAAATATTTTAAATAATCCTAATGGTGATATAGCTAAAGACTTTCCTATGGAAACTGCTGAGTGGTTTCCACATTTTATGAATAATGATCCTGATGTTTTATTTCCTGTAAACGCTATTGATAATGTGGGCGCAGGAAATGGAGATTGGAGCAAAGCCCATGCAATATTTGAAGAAAACATAACTAAAGCAAATATAAACTCGAGTGGTTTATTAGAGGATGCTGAGTGGTCTAGATCGGTGGAAGGAAGATTCGAAGGGGCTGGTACTAAGACGAAGCGATTTTCTA